GCACCACGACCAGTCGCTTCAGACAACATAGCACCCTCAAGACCACCTAGGCGTTTATCAAGCTGTGCTTGTGCCTGTGCTTCTTGTTCTGCCCGTTGTGTAGCTACATCGCCTTTTGCCTGTGCAATGATATCTTGGAATTGCTTAGACCGTTGCATCTCAGGACTAGTACCACCAAACATACGACTTAAGCCCAGACCCAAAGCAGTGCCTAGGCGAGCATAGGGGTCACGTTGAGACTGAAGTAACGTCTGTGATGCTAACATCTGCTCACGAGCCACTTGCTGTGGGCTCTTCATTCCAAATAGGGAATATACTGTATCTGCTTTTGCCATCTTTAGCTCGCCATGAAGTTAGGGTTAGTGAATAAACCGCCTAGGACACCACCAACAAGGTTAGCTCGATTAGCCCCTGCGGTATTAGCCGCTGAGATAGCCCCTGTGTATGGTGATAACTGAAGCTGTCCTGCTCCCAGTGCGGCGGCGGCTCTCATTTGCTCTGCCGACATACCCAATCCTGCAAGCTGATTTTCCAGACCCGCAAGACCCATAGCCTGACCAAAAAGTCCTTGTTGTAGGGCAACACGCTGTGCTTGCTCTCTAAGGGCCTGCTGTCGTGCTTGAGTGTTTAATTGAGCAAGGAGTTGCTGTTGTGATCTACCAAGTCCTAGTGCGTCTGGGCTAACCATACCTGAGTCTGCACCTAAGCCCTGTGACTCTCCTGCAAGCTGTAGTCCTAGTCGTCCAGTACCAAACAACTTAGACTGTAGTTGTGTCGCTTGCTGTTCAAAAGCAGGCGTAAGTTGTGCTGAAGTGTCTGCAAAGATGTCTGCTTGTCTTTGAGTTAGTGCGTTGGGGTCAACTAACTCAGGAATCATACTGGTTGCGGCTAGTGATGTAGCACCCTGCATAGGGCCATAAGCACCACCTAGGCGTCCATATAGATTACCCGGCATATAACCACCTGCACCGTATCCTGTACGTACAGTGTATGGGTTAAACATGACTCCGGGTGCTAACCGTTGTGCAAGGCCGATGGCCTCTTGAGAAACCTTTTGTCCTTTGTTTCCACCACCGAACAGACCACCTCCTAGGAGCGAACTGCCGATAGATAATGCTGTCATTGCGTCCATTGTTATCTCCTAAAAACTTGGGCCGTAGTCTGTATCTGCGGCGGCGGCTGAAGCGGCTTGACTAGCTGACATCGTACCTCCATCACCTGAAGAATAAGCGTCATCAGTAGTGGTAGGTGTTGACGAACCGCCAAACAATTCACTTAAAAGTCCCATCAAACCAAAACTAGGTAATGAGCCTTCAATCATTGGTTTGTTACCACCAGTAGGATCATACTGCCCACCCATAAAATTAGACTGTGTGGTATCAAATGTAGGCTGTTGTATATACGGACTAAACATGCCAGTCATAAACGGATTGTATATACCGTAGGGTGAACCGTAGAATGGCATAGGTGTTGGCATTGGTTGTTGTATTTGATACTGACTGACATCACCAAGACCTAAAGCACCTAAGAGACGATTAGTGTATGCATCATCCATACCGCCTGCAATTTGACTGATTGCGCTTGAGATGCCATCAGTCTGTGAAGGCATTCCAAACATACCGTATGTGTTTATCATACGTCACCTCTCAAGCTATCAATAGTAGCTTGCAATGTTCTAATCTCTGTACGCCACGTTTGACGTTGTGCTATAACATCTGTCTTGTCTTGATCGTAGTCAGACAAAGCTACGTAGTCTGTAGCGGCTAACTTACTTTTCAGCGTGTTAATCTCTTCTTGCTTTGTTTGAATTGTTTGTGCATCATCAGATTTAGCAATCAAGTCTGCCTCAGATGGCTTAGGTGTAGAATTGTCTAGCCATTCCAAACCATCATAAGTATCACCAGATAACGTCCACGTGTTATCACTATAAAAATTCATTAAGACGTTTAAAATACTCATGCTCCAATCTCCATCAGAGTAATTGACCCTTCTTCATATGATGTAAATGTTCCAGTGCTATTATCATTTCGCACTTTAACCGTGTATGTTATTGCTGAAGTTGTTGATGGAGAATCAAGATAATGCATTACTGGTTGTACAATAATTCCCGCATTAGTGTCAGTATCTTGAATCTTGAAAATTTGAGCACCATAATCTGAAAGTACACTTCCATCTTTATCAATATAAAAACTAACCTGAGCTTGATTCGCACCACTACGGCTAAGAACTAAATACGGATTAGCAATGATAAGAATTTTACTAGACGTTGCACTAGGTGTAATGGACGCAGTTGCGCTATTTACATAAGAAGTTGAGTTAGTTGTGGTTACATCACTTGCCGCATTTGCGTAAACAACTTGTAAAACTTTACCAATAGCAGTTGCATTAAAAGTAGCAGTATCTAGTTTGTCTGAAGTCAAATCACCAATTGAAGTTACAATGGCTTCAAACTCTGCATCAATTTCTGCACCCTTAATAATCTTAGCGGCATCACCTGATGAGAGAGCATCCTTAGCCGCAAAGTCTGTAGTTTTAGTGTAAGTACTCATTAGAACACTCTACCTTGTTGAATAAATATATCTAGTTTCTGAACAGACAGTTCAGCCCCGTCAATGTCGCACTCAATTCCTACTTGTAACACATTACCAGTACCACCAATCGGAGCACGAATAGTTTCTGCCGCTGTACCTGTGGTATACTCAGCAATATTGTATTCTGCTACACCATACTCAGCAGGACTTGTATCAGTAAGTGTAAGTGGAAACGTCTGGTATGAATCAGTGTAGTCATATCCTGCTTTCATAAACAGTGTCTGTGCTGATCCACCAATTACTGTAGTAGCCATACGCTTAATAATTTTAAACTGACTTGCATTACCCAAGTCTAAATAGTTTGTGTAATACAAAAAACGATAATCATCTGTATTGTCTTGGTATGTTCTGTACTCAGCAATCCCATCTGTTTGTGCAAAATACACTGCATTGGGAAGTGATAACATTGCACTGTGTGTTTGGTTTGACCATGTTGTTACACGTAACGCACCATTCTGTAATGGCATACGAGTATCAAAACAATAAATACGATTGACACTAGGAAACAATAACAAATAAAATGCATTGTCTTCAGAGTACACAGACTTAATGTCAGCTTTAGTTTCTGTACGTGTAACTTGTACTAAGTCATCTCGTATACTGGCTGACAAATCCCGCATTGGGAGTGACTTTTCTTGTATCACTCGACCAAGGCTACGCAAGCCATCTTCAGACAAGAAGAAAATATCAAGACCTGTGTTTTGAATACTGTCTCTTGCAACACAACCAACACGATTGATAACTTCTACCAGTCGTATTGTTGCAGGATCAAATGAAGCACCGCCTGTGATATCGTCAAAAATTACAATAGTGTTCTTACAGAAGACAATAAACTGACCATTCTGAGCACCAAGTCCTACAATCTCATCAGTGCCATTAACAAGGATAGCTGATAAGTTAATTGAACCAGATGATCCAGTACCCCAGTCAGAACCAGATAAAAGGTCTGACCAGTACACAGTCATCTTATTATTCGTTGTATCAGCAACCCAAAGACGACCATAAGCAGACAGTACAGTGTTACCTTGTGGGACAGTGCCTGAGTAGTCAGACTCGTCTTCAATGTCTGTAATTGTTCCCCCAACAGGATCATACACCATTGGTTTGTAATCACGATGGAAGAAGTATGCTTTGTCATTTAACGTAGCACACTGCCAGTTACCGTCAGCAATTGTGTTGTCTGTTGTCGGAGTAATCTCTGTAAGCGTTCCTGTACCAGTAAAGAATTTAGTATCTGACCACGAAAGAATAGTTTCATCACCGTCAATATCAACATGACGATGCAATCCTACAAGGTTCTCTCCAGTGCCTCCAGAGCTAGTCACATAAGACCAACCCTTACGAGCACCTAAGCGTCCAAAGCGGTCAATAATACAGTTGGTTGCCGTAGACGCAAAGCCAGTGTCAAGAGTAATACCTGACTCCTGAGTGTTGAGTCCGTAGAATCCGGGTGCGGCAATGCTAACTGTTTGTAATGGCATCAGACTGTCCAGATTGTTTCGTCAGGGTTTTGATCCGCATCAAGTGCAATAGCATCATTGAGTATGCGTTGAGCAGTAGCGTAAGCAGACTGAGCAGTTACACCGCCATCTTCACCACGCT